AGATCGCTGACAGTCCCCCTTGTAGCATCCCGTAATTCATTTAATGTATTAACATCGGCTATTCTTTTAAAGGCTTTTTGAACGCCTTCTGTCTCTGCTGCTAATTTTGAAGTCTCTTTAGCAAAAGAAACTATCTTATGAACGGCAAACACACCGGCAATAACACCACCTAACTTTGTGATTGCTTTACTAAAACTGTTAAATTCCTTCTCTGCGCCTTTAAGATCGCCTCTTAATCTGTCAGTTTTAGCTCTTACCTCAGTATATAATGGTTTTGCATTTGCCATTTAGCAACTCCCTCTTTTTGAAAGACTCATAAGCAATTTATCTATTCCGTGCATGCTTAATAACTTTTTACTCTCCTCCTGTGACATCAATTTGGGTATATTGTCATAATCACCTGGCAGTCGTATTATCTCTCTCGGATCAGAATGTGTTAATGCTCCAACTATTAATCGTGTATGCCTCCATTGATTTTCCCATTTTCTTTGGTAAACCTCATCACGATCTATGAATTCCCTGAATTCCATATCTTCAAATTCGCGTTGTGTTAATCCGATCTCGTAAGCACGTGAATAAATGTCGTCAATGGTTATTTTTTTTTTGAAGTAATATCGGCACCTCTTTTTAATCGCATAGCCATAGAATTCATAGATTGGAAATAAGCATTGTATATTTCATCGTAATCCTCCTGTGGCATGTCATTTATAAGATTGTCCATTTCAAACTCAGAAGGCATGTCTTTACCTTCATTGTAATTCCATACGGCACACCTGAACATCATATTATTAGATAAGAGTATATTCTTACTCTCATCCTCAAATAGATCAGAGAAATCTATCCCTCGCTGGCGACAATATTCAATGACCGTAAGATCAGTGAATTTAAAGCCATATTCTTTACCGTTAATTTTCTTTTTTACTATCATGCCACGGTGGTTGTTGATGTTGCACGAGTTATTGCTCCTGTGGTTCTTAGCGTGCAGGTACAAGATACTTCACCATTCATAGGCGCCGAATGCGTAAGACCCGTTATTATAGCATTGCCGCTTAATACCCTCCCACCGGTAGTTTTAATGCCATTGCCATAAGCAAAAGCAACCGATGATCCTGCCTTCCATGCGTCAAATAATTGATTATAAGCATAAGTATCCGAAGCATCGTCTTTAAAACCGAATGTCAAAACACCAGATCGCTGGCCGGAAAGAAATTCCTTATCTTTACCGCTATCCTGTGTAGTAATGTCGATTTCATCTGACGACAGGTCAATAGATTTCTCTGTCAACCCATTTACAAGCGCAGAGGCTATTTGTACCCATACGTCTGAGCCATCATTAACAGCAAATTGAAATAATGCTTTTATGAGATTTTTGAAAATATCAAAAAAGCCAAATAAACCCAAATTGATTCCTTGTGATTTCATTTTATTTATCCTCCATTTTAGTTACTAAATTCTCAATGTCGTGTATTTTTAATTTTTCATATTCATTACGTTTGGCAATAATATACGGCATCTGAATAATTAATCGTTTCATTATTATAGTGTAATGCTTTTCATACTGTGCGGATTGATTGAAAAGAGACAATATATTAATAGCCCTGTGCCAATTAAGAAGCGTAAAAGCAATAAACATCTTGTTCCACATAAGATCCTCAACAGGATCACAATAACTCTTGATCTCCCTATATAAATTGCCTGTTTCTATTTCCTTAATTATTTTCACTTTACCGCCAAAGGCCCATGTTTTAAGACTTAACAGTTCTTCGTCTGAACCATAAGAATATAATCCCTCTAATCCACGAATATATTGCCACCAAGCCTTAGATGTCATATAACATGCGCCGAGCACACATGGAATTTCATAACTATTGCCGGATTGTTCAGCTTGCCAATTTGCAGCAAGAATAAGATCATAATTTGGATATTTATAAGACTCAAGAATTTTAGCTCCGTATTTACGTTCTTTTTTATCATCAATTTCATCGACTGGACCTAAATCTTTTATCTTTTCTTTATAATCTTCCCATGCTTTAATTTCTGCTTCATCAACTTTTGGTAATGACTTCAGCTTCTTAATTTCATCTTCGACTTCTTTAATTGACTTATCCCAAAGTACAACGCTCGTAGTACAGAATAACGTTTTAGATTCACGATCGAGATATTCAATAGACTTTTCAATCCATCCAGGAATAAAGCGCATACGTGCATTTAATACACACACATAGGGAGTTTGTGCTATGGATACCCCCTCATCTCTTGAGGCTTGTACTCCTTTTCTCTGCTCATGAGTAATCAGAACAACAGGATACTTTTTTGGTATGGGTTCCCACTTTTCAGATCCATCATCAATGACTATCACGTCAAATAATTCATGATTCCCTGATGCAAATAATGATTTCAAAGTATCAATAACATGCTTACCTTCATTAAGTGCCGATATAATAAATGTTATCTTTTTCATGTTTCCTCTACATTAAATTGTATGGTTATATTTTTAGTGAGAACAATCTCATTACCTTCATTTTGTTGAACCGTTGTGCTTGCTATGAGAAAAGGCGTTACTGTCATTGAACAGCTCGTTATTGTCAGACGTTTTTTAATTATCGCCGATAACACCGAATTACCTATAGCGTTTATTTCCGTTCTATTTGCCTGGCCGTAATAATTTCGCGTAACTATTTCAATATCCATTTGGCAATTAGAAATGTTCTGATCTTGGCTTAGAGCATCCGATAATCTGATATCCCCAAGGAGGATGTATTTTTTTATATGTACTGCCGGCAATGAACTAAATACTTGTATAGTCTCAGAATTATAAGTTATACCAGTCAGTGCAGTAGTAAAAGCAGATAATATGTTAGTAGTAAGGTCTTTCAATCGTTTAGTATATTTTGAATATTAGCAATGAATTTCTTTTCTTCAATTTCAACAGCAGGACTGAAAAACGGCTGTCTCCCGTTTTGTGTTTTTACATAAGACTCCTCAACATCTTCAGCGTAATGAACTGTTGTCCCAACATAAGACTGCCCTGCTACGGCTGTAAAGGGTAAAGCATCTGCCTTTACTCCCTCAACAACACTCGGAAATGAAGAGACACCTTTTAATGTTACTGTATGCAAAGAACTTCTCAGCCTTCCTGTATTAACAGGACACCAATTTTTTGACCTTGTTTCTATAGCATACGCCGTCCTGTCCACTTCTTTATTGATAGCAGCGATCTTCTCTTTAGAGAATTTACTAAACTCTCGTTCTAGTTTATCAAGTTCGCTTTTAGGCAGTGTTATCATATCCAGAGTTTCTTCGTAAATTGCTGTAATGCGTTTCTCGTTTCCCGACTAAGAACACTTGTATAATCATCTCTTTTGGCATACCATTGAACAACTTGTTTTGCCATGATCTGTTTTAAGATTTCCGGTATTGTCTCACATCCCGCAGCTCCAAATCCAGCAACATATTCCACTTTATAGCATGATACCGCACCGGAACCAACACTTAATATCTTAGGGACATTAGCGCGTTTGTATTGATTTCCTTCGAGATAATAATCCGTACCGGATGTTAATGTCGTATCTGTTGATCCGTCAGAATAACTAATCACAAAAGATGTAATCGAAGAAATAGGCCCGTAAGGAATATCAAGTAAGAACTTCTTACGCTTTACCTCTTCTAAATACCATGACGTTACAAGCGTCTGCTGTGCAAGAGAAATATTCAACTCTTTTTGACAAAGTTCCCTCACAGAAATGCACATCTTATTAATCATAGCCAATTCATCCGAGTTACCCCCGGAAGTAGGATAAGTGATAAATTGATTGATATACTTAGCCCCGCTCTCCCTGACAAGGGCAAGCAAAGGTTCATTTGCCTCGGTTACAGCAGTTTTGACAACGGTTTCCATTTACTTTCTCTTTGGCCTTCCGGCTTTCTTGGTTTCAGTTTCGGTTTTTTCTTCTTTTGTCTCAAAGGCGGCTTTTTCTTCTTTCTTTTTATACTCTTTTGCGAGCCCTATTTTGATAAGTGCCTTTGCATAGGCATCGTTCTTTTCTTCGATAGCCCCTTGTTTATGACCTTTTACAAATTGTACTTTCATATCGTTTTAATTAAGGGAAGCCCGAAGGCTCCCCGTTATTTATGGTTTAGGAACAAGGATTAAATATATATAATCAAAATTCCATCGACCGGTCGTACTCAATTTTAACTCAGCTTTCAGATATTTATAAGTTAATCCTGTGCTGAGATCCTGGTAAATTACGCTACCATCAGCAGTAAGTCCTTCAATACCACTTGATGGAGTTGTAGTGAGTGTATCGACAAGATAGAACTTTGAATTATCATTCGATCCCCATAAGAGACAATATGCTGTTGCCGATCCATTATATTCATCAAGAACTGCTTCAACAGTAGGTAGATAAACACATTCCGATAAAGGGCCGGAAATGTTAAATGTCACTCCCTTTGCCGTAGCACCATTAGCCGTATCGGCTACTGTACCTGTATATTTATAATACGAAGTAGTTACCCTCTGCGCGGATGCTCCCATAACGAAAGCAATTAATACCGCAAATACAAATAACTTTTTCATATTATGCAATTAATTGAGGTGCAGTTGCAAAATCTCCCTTAACAAAGGCATACGTCTCTTTGGATTTAACCAAAAGATTGCAGCGTACAGAAGCCCGGAGGGTGATCATACCATAGGTAAAATCATTACCATCGAGGCCGGTTTCAATGATGATATTTCTCTTCATGTAAAGAGTTGCCTTGGAGAAGTCTCCAACCAAGAAGTATTGGTTAGTACCATCCTCTGTCAAATCTTCACTTTCGAGAACACTCATACCGGCAGGTCTCCATGAGTTGATATCGTAAAGTTTCCTTCCGATGTCATCCTTCAGCATGGATACATTTGCCATGGTAGCAGGTCCAATCAAAGCCAGATTAGCCATGTAACCTGTTTTGTTTGCATCATTAGCTGCATCGTAGTTGTACCCTTTTCTTACCTGCAATTTAGCAGCAGCGAGTACATCATCGATGTCTGCGCCGGAAACTCCAGCAAGTCCTACGGTCTTTGCAAATGGTTTTGCATAGGCACCATACAACCCGGAAATATCACTCGATCCAGAACCATTGACAAGTTTATACTCCAATGCGCGCAGCAGACCATTATACAACAGATCGTTGATCTCATCGCGTACATATTCGGCATCTTCGAGATCCTCACGAGTAGACTTAATGTAATGTCCAACATCCTCGAATCCGAGTTTACGTGCTATCCAGGTTGCTCCTGACTGAGCATACTGAGAACCTTCTGCTTTGCGTGCAGCAGCATCACTACGGGTCAATTCCTCAGTATAGCGTATTTCGTGATCGTACCCTACTGCTCTTTTAACAACAGAATTATACACAGGGAATGCTTTCCACGGCCACTTTGTTACTCCAGGGATATTCATCTGAGGAAGTCCTACCGTTCCGGTATCTGCTGTCCAGTCAGATGTTAAGAGATCGTTTGCAGCTTTCTCAAGAATGAAAGTGCTTTGCTGACCGGTTTTAATTGCATTGACAAAATCAGCACTCTTAACGAGCGTAATAATTTTATCCTGCAATGTTTCCGGTTTGATTCCTTTATGTGTTTCAAGTTCTTTAATCCTCTTTTCCAGATCATTATTTTGCTTTTGCATCTTCTGGATCGATAGGACAGAACCATCGACAGCTTTAGGTTCCATTGAATTCAATTCTGACTTCAAGTTATCAAGCGTATCTTTCAGGGATTTCAATTCAGCAGCACTGGCATCCTTAGCATCTTTAATGGCTTTTTCAAGTCCATCATGCCTGCTTTGAACGGCCTTCATCTGCTCATCGAACTTCGCCTGATCGAATTTCAATTCTTCTGCCATCGTTAATTTGTTTTAAAAAGTGAATAATTATCAAGTAATTTATTTATGTCAATCGGCTCTCCGTGAGTGATTTCCTCTTGATGGCTCGGCTCATTTTTGAGTGACTTGAATCCTTCTATTAATTGTTGAATTTGTTTTATTCGTGTATCAGTGTAATTACCTTCAAGCATTTTCTCTAACCAGTCAATTGTTGAGTCAATATTCTGAAGGTCTTTAATTGATACAAGCGGAGTATTTTCGTTTGCTCCCCAACTTGTTAAAGTTGAATATTCCCACCATTTCCATTCCGACACCTGACGCATCCATTTAATACCTCTCTTACGATACTCAAGCGGAACGGCATCATTTTCTAATATCTCGTATTTAACAGCACTTACACCTATCGAGTGTTCAAGAGTTTTCCCATTCTGATTATAGAGTATATAATCTTCGAGAATATCTTTTGCAATATCCTTTTTTAGGTTAAGTTGACCACGTACCAGAAGCCCAAATTTATCTTCTCTGGCTTCGAGAGGTACACCGAGTAACTGTGTCCGATCATGGTTGAGAAACCACTTCACGCGAGAGAAATTGTCCTTGATTGTTTTCTTAAAACTACCTTCTAAGGATAAATCATTATCACTATCGAGTACATTAAAAGCATTGGCATATAATGTCACTATCCCTTGGTTGGAGTCTATATCTTTTACTTCATAACCATATTTGCGTATCTGGTCCATAACTATATAATTTCATAAGTTATCGTACATCGACAATTAATTACATTCTCAGGGCTTGCGTTAGCATCGCCCGGGCAATCCATATCTTCGTATCCATTACCACCGTCAACTTTAAACTTCTCGTGCATCTGTACTGTTTCCTGCATGATAGCACCAGGTAAGGCATGACGCTCATTTTTAGCAAGGCCAAGAGGCGCAGTAAGCCATGTTTTTGTCATGTTATATCCGGTTCTGGACGCTGCCTCAAAAGAAGCCCTATTACTAGCCCCTATTACTTCAGTTTGAGCTATACGTTGCGCTTTCCAGTAAGTAGATAAATTCCATTCTTTAGGTAATTGCTTATAGATTCTGTCTGCAATCTGATCGCGCCCAAGGCCGTATTCATGACCGTAAGTTATTTGCTCGCGTATTAATCGAATGAACTCATCCTTAGTGTAATTATTAATAGAAACTATCTTAATCCCCGCTTCGCGCATAGCCCATTCCTGCATGAATTCATCCCATAAATCCTCATCTAAATCCTTTGTTGCGATACCTTCTTTCAATCGCTTTCTGTTGATAGAGTCTTTTATATTACTGGCAAAATCCCTTCCTACGGTACCGTACATTTCAACAAGCAAAGCATTTACCTTATCTGTTTTAACAAGCGCAGGAATTGAAGCAATCAAATTATCATAGTCATTCGAGTATTTAAAAAACTCCATGACAGGGATAACCAAATCGTTCAGCTCTTTTCTGAATTTACGATAGTATGTGTTAATATACTTTCGTCTTTTGCGTTCTATGTTAGACCAGAATTTAGGCATTACGATTATTTCTTTGGTTTTCATCATCAAGTGTCGGGACAGGTGGAATAAATGTAGCTCTATCGATTAATCCTTCCTCATCCAATTCTGGTGACTCAATAGGATCCAATCCGAGTACATTTACCCTGAATTCATTATTAGTTGCAGCATGTTTATCTATTGCAATACCCCAAACTTTAGCGAGCTTTTCTTTGTCTTCCTGTAAGGCCGGTATCTTACTCCAGTCAGCACGATATTCAATTCCATAACCAGCAAATATCTCGTTGATAAATTCAAGAAAATCATTCACATCCGGGATGATCCTATCTTCATACATCAACTTACGCGATACCTTCATGTTATCAAGGGTAGCCTTATCAGAACTAAATAAAGCCTCTTGAACACCCCA